AAATAAATATATAAAACGTATTAAATCATAATATTATTCTATTTATAATATAATGACAACTAAATTTGAAAACGGGCTTTTTATATTCAGAAGGGATTTAAGAATAATAGATAACAACGGATTAAATTTGTTAAATGAAAAATGCCAGAATATATTTACTATATTTATTTTCACACCTGAACAAGTTGGGTCCGGCAACAAATATAAATCTGACAATTCGGTTCAGTTCATGATTGAATCACTACAAGATTTATCCTCTCAAATAAGCAAAGCGGGAGGTCATCTTTACACATTTTTTGCGCATAATGATAAGGTTGTTGCTGATTGTATTAAGGCCTGGAATATAAATATAGTTTGCTTTAATTTAGATATTACACCTTATGCTTTAGAGCGTGACGCTAAAATAATCAAATTGTGCGAGCATATGAAGACCTATGTTATCTACGATTATGATTATTATTTGTGTGAACCTGGAACTGTTGTTAACGGGTCAAAAAATCCATATGTTAAATTTACGCCTTACTACAATACAGCGAAAAAAATAAAAGTAGAACCTCCTACTAAAATGAGAAAAATACACTTTAAAAGTAGTGACGCACATATTCCAAATAAAATCACACTTGAACAAGCGATGAAAAAATTTGTTGGAAATGAAAATCCGGATATTTTGGTACATGGTGGACGCGAGGAGGCAATTAAACAAATGAGAATTGCTTCTAAAAATATTCAACATTATTCGCAGACGCGTGACGAATTATCGAAACCAACTTCACAACTTAGCGCTTATATCAAATTTGGGAATATATCAGTGAGAGAGGCGTATTACGCTTTCAAGAATAATCATGCTTTCATTCGCCAACTATATTGGAGGGATTTTTATAGTGGTATATTATATTCATTTCCTCGCGTATTAGGTCACTCTTTGAATCCAAAGTATGATAAAATTAAATGGCATCATAATGAAAAATGGTTTGACGCTTGGAAAAATGGCACGACAGGCATACCCATTGTAGACGCTTCACAGAGACAATTAGTTGCAACTGGATGGACCCATAACCGGGGACGCATGATTTCATCTAGCATATTAATTAAAATATTGCTTATCGATTGGCGTAAAGGAGAACAATTTTATGCTCAACATTTGGTTGACTATGATGTAGCAAGTAATAACGGAGGGTGGCAATTCTCGTCTGGTTCAGGTGCCGATTCGCAACCATATTTTCGCTACTTCAATCCATATACGCAGTCAAAAGACCATGACAAAGATTGCGGATATATAAAAACATGGATACCAGAACTTAAAGATGTTCCAAATGAAGACGTACATAATTGGGATACTGCTTGGGAAAATCATAAAGATATTAAATACCCTAAACCTATTGTAGATTATAAAGAGCAAAGAGAAAAATCCGTTAAGATGTATAAAGATGCTTTGTATTAAAATAATTTAAAATCAATATTATATATAATATAATATGGATATTGAAACTATATTAGAAGAAAATAAACAATTAAAGGTTTTAGTAGAAGAACTTCAAGATAAACTTAAGAAATACACAAACCCACCTGCTCATAAAGCATTTTATGAGAAAAATAAAGAAAAAATTATTAAAGAAAGCAGTGAACGTCTTAAAAAATTAACAGAAAACAATCCAGAAAAGATTAAAGAATATAGAAGAAATGCATATTTAAAAAGAAAAGAAAAATTGAAAAATGAAAATATTAAGGAAAATTACATAATTTAATTGTAAATAATTTAAATATATTTTCTTTAGTTAATATAAATGGAAGAAATAATTTTATGTCAATCTGTTAAATCAAAGAATTGTGAGCATGGAAAACAAAAAAGATATTGTAAGGATTGTGGCGGAAGTGGTATTTGTATACATAATAAAAGAAAGGAAAGATGTAAACATTGCGGTGGAAATTCCATTTGTCTACATAATAAGGATAAGTCATCATGTAGCGAATGTAAACCAGAGTTAATATGCGAACATAATGTTCTTAAAAGAAATTGCATTGAATGTGGTGGAAATGCAATTTGTATTCACAATAAACGAAAAGAAAGATGTAAAAATTGTGGCGGGTCTCAAATTTGTGAACATAATAAAATAAAATCTATCTGTAAAGAATGTAATGGTGGGTCATTATGTGAACATAATAAATTGAGGAGGCAATGTATTGATTGTAATGGAAATGGCGTTTGCCAACATAAAAAATTAAAGGAAAGATGTAAGGAATGTAATGGCAGTTCTTTTTGTGAACATGGTAACAGAAAGACACGATGTAAAAAATGTGGCGGTTCAGAATTATGTGAACATAATATAATTAAATACAATTGTTTGAATTGTAAAGGAGGTGGAATTTGTGCCCATAATAAACAAAAAATATCTTGTAAAGAATGCAATTGTAATTATTTTTGTGAACACGGCAAAAGAAAGACACGTTGTAAAGACTGTTGCGGTTCGGAATTATGTGAACACAAAATAACTAAACGATGCTGTAAAGAATGTAATCCTAATTATTTTTGTCATCATGGAAAACCCAAAACGAGATGTAAAAATTGTAGTGGGATTGAAGTTTGTATTCATGATAAATTAAAATATAATTGTTTAGATTGTGGTTACGAAGGACGTTATTGTATAAACTGTAAATTAAGTTACAAAAACAAAAAATATAATAATCACTGTATGCGTTGTTTCATATATCTATTCCCAGACAAACCTGTAACGAGGAACTATAAAACCAAAGAATCTGCTACGACTCAATTCATAACAAATAATTTTCCAAACTTTACTTGGAATTTGGATAAAAAAATAGAAGACGGATGTTCAAAAAGACGACCCGATTTAATGTGTGACCTAGGATATCAAGTATTAATTGTTGAAGTAGATGAAAACCAACACACCAATTATGATTGTTCATGTGAAAACAAACGTATTATGCAATTATCTCAAGACGTAGGACATAGAGCCATAATATTTATCCGATTTAATCCTGATGACTACGTAAATTCAAGTGGTGAAAAAATAACTAGTTGTTGGGCGATAACACCTAAAACGGGTCTTCTAAAAATAAAAAATAATAAAAACGATGAATGGTTGAAAAGATTAGATATTTTGAAAGAAACAATAGAATATTGGTCTAATCCTGAAAATAAAACAGAAAAAACATTAGAAGTAATTCAGTTATTTTATAATCAAAATGCATAAAAATCGTTAAAATAATCCATTTATTATTCAAACCTATAATAAATGGCTGATTCAGAAATTCTATTGAATAAAGAGGGGCTCCAGTTTTCACGAGTACAAGAAAAACACTATAAACTCGCATTTAGTATGGAAAACCATAATATAATTCTCGCTAACATTATTGATTTCAATTTGATTAAACTCATTTATGATTTGAATGTCGATATTTATGAAAAAGTTATTTTGGATAAAATAAACGATAATGAGGCTATAGCAACGCTCTTAATAAAACACTTCTTTGAAGACCTTGGACTACCCCAAAGATTTTCATTTCTTCATATTAAGAAGTTTGTTGAAGAGAGGAGAATAATTTTTGTCTCACAATCCATCAAAAGTCATCGACCAGAAGGGATGCCAGAGGAAGCCGAGTTAATGTCCATCAACGATTTAACAAGTGTTTGCGATATTATTACGCCACATAAAATCAACTTTTCTTGTAATATTATTTTTGACCCTATAATGAATATACCGCCTTTTGCTGAAAAAATGGTAGGATTAATATTATTTAAAATATTTAAGCGCGTAAAACAATTTATAGAAAACGTCCGCTTATAGTATATATAAAATGTTAAAGATTTTTAAAAATATTTTATTTGTATTAAAATTTCTCCATATTGTTGGAGAAGAACTTATGATATATGCTATATTTCGCGATTATTCCTCATTTGTAGACCGCCTCACATTACGATTAGCCGACATTAACATTTTATACGTTAAACTGTTCCAGGCTTTTGCTTTAAATAATAGTTTAATTGATGAAGACACAAACCGCAAATTATTAGAATTTACGGATAAAGCGCCATGGGATTATTCAGATATAAAGTTGGGTTGTTTGGTTGAAATTGCTGAAAAATATGACCTCTATTTGAAGCCAGGGTATGAAATTCCTATTAACGCCGGAATGATTTCACTCGTATTTAAAGCATATAAACACGATAACAGGGGCGAACCGGTTATTATTAAAATGAAACGGCATAATATTCAAGAAAAGTTAAATGATGCCATTGATAATTTTATGTTTTTTATATATTTATTATCTTTTATACCTAGCGTAAATAAATATCAAATAGAAAAGGTCATTGATAACAATATTGAGATTATCAGGCATCAAACCAACTTTTTGGAAGAAGTTGATAACATGAATCGCATTAAAACAAATTGTAAAAAATTAAAATATGTTAAAATTCCGACGGCATATAGAGAGGTAACTGAAAAATACCCAAATTGTATTTTGATGGACTATATTGAAGGGATTAAAGTGAATCAAATTGAAAAAGAAGATTATGAAGGCTTTGCGAAACAAGTTATAAAATTTGGTTTCGTAACTACAACAATTCATGGTTTTGCTCACGCTGATTTACATGCGGGAAATATATTGTTCATAAAAGATGAAAAGGATGAAAAATGTAAATATAAAATTGGGGTTATTGACTTTGGAATAATGTATGAATTAACGGATGACTACAAAAAAGGTCTATTCAATGTTCTCATTAACTTATTTGAAGATTCACCCCGTAACTCAGCAATAAAACTTATAAATTCAGGAATTATCGAACCAAAAGGAATCATTGACCAAATCCCCCGGGCGGATTACGAAAATATACTCGATTTTTGCGAAGAACTTATTCATGAAACAATATATGTTTCTAAAAAAGCGAATCAAATACAAACATATAAGTTTTTATCTAAAATTAAAGACTATTTAAGCACTTCAAAACTGGATAATATTGGTATAAGACCAAGCGATGATTTTGTTAAAGGTCAATTGGTGTTAGCGATGTCGCATGGAGTCACCTTAAAATTATGTGAAGATGATTACTGCAGTTTTTATGACAAAGTAATGAATGAATTATTCCACACGGATATGATAATTTAAGAGGGGTTTATCTTTTATAAATTAAATTATCATATATTCCATAAATAGTTATACATAAATCTATTTTTCTATAAACACTTGCTTTGAAATGTTTTTAATTATTTTTTCCTCCTTTTCATACTCATTGTCTCCTTTGCCGCCCATTGATTCAATAATAATCTTATTGTATTGGTCGGAGAATTTGGAATGATATGTATTACAGTCTGGATGTTTTTCTTTAAATTTAGGTATTAGATTTTGGTTCTTACAAGTCACTTTTCTAACGACCTTGTGTAACTTTTTTTTCTCTTCATCTTTTTCCCATTTATCTTCATCTTTAATGTACATGGTTTCCCTTTTTTTATCTGTACAATGAACGGGTCTTTGCGTAACATCAAGACCCTTAAGGTTCTTAATAATTATATTAGAAATACCTTCAACGTAACCTAACTCTCCAACTCCCTCCAAATCAGACAATTGTAATTTTATGGAATCAACGAAATCCGTAATATTCATAGCATCTTTACACGTTTCATTTAAAAAGAAATTCAAGTTGAATGCTTTGTTATGCGAGTTAGTATGAGTAGTGTTATGAGTTCCGTTTTTAACAATTTCTAAAAGTTCTTTGTTTTGTTTAAGTAATTCAATTATAAGGGTATCTTTATTAATTATTTCTTTTTCATGTAATTCATCTTTTAAAATTGGTTCGAATGGAGTTTGTATTTGTGAGTTTGATTCATTTGACGTACACTTTTGCTCATGGTACCACAAACTGTTTCTTGCTTTATAACATTTATTACAATTTTTACAATAAAAAAAAACAGGATTTTTAGGGTTTTTTTGTTCTAAATTGTTCAAATTTGTCTTATTTAGATGTTTTGATGTTAGTAAATGTTTATTAAAATCTTTTAAACTACATGTGTTATAGTCACATAATTTACATTCGTGTTTTTTAGGGGATTTTGGGATTAATTCCATTCTAAACTGTTCTATTATAATAGAATAAAATAAAATCCCTAAATCCTTTTTAAATAAAATAAAAAAATTTATCGTGACAAAATTGAAAAACTTTTTTCAACAATGAGACCTTAAAAATTTTTATGGTCACAAATTTTGTTTTTGAGCAAATTATTTTAGGTTTTTCAATTTTGGACATTTTTTTTGTCCATTTTTGAAAAGTTAAAAAAACTTTCCCAACAAATTTTCAACATTTTTATATAATAAATTAAAATTCTAACTTAAAGAAAAATCTTACAAAGCAATGTTATTTTTCTATAAACACTTGCTTGGATATATTTTTTATTATTTTTTCCTCTTTTTCATACTCATTATCTCCTTTACCTCCCATTGATTCAATAATAATTTTATTGTATTGGTCTGAGAATTTGGAATGATAGGTATTACAATCTGGATGTTTTTCTTTAAATTTAGGTATTAAATTTTGGTTCTTACAAGTGACTTTTCTGACAACCTTATGTAATTTCTTTTTCTCTTCATCTTTTTCCCATTTATCCTCATCTTTAATATACATGGTTTCCCTTTTTTTATCTGTACAGTGAACAGGTCTTTGAGTCACATCTAGTTCCTTAAGGTTTTTAACAATTATATTAGAAATACCTTCAACGTAACCTAATTCTCCGACCCCTTCTAAGTCAGACAATTGTAATTTTATGGAATCAACAAAATCAGTAATGTTCATTGCGTCTTTACACGTTTCATTTAAAAAGAAATTCAAGTTGAAGGCTTTGTTATGAGAATTTGTATTAGTAGTGTTATGAGTGCCGTTTTTAATAACCTCCATCATCATTGATTTAAAATCGGATGTTTCTTTCATTAAGTCCGAATTTTGTTTTATAAGCATTACAATTAATTCTTTATCAGTTATATCATTTTTTTCAATATTATTTTCAATATTATTTTCAATATTATTTTCAGTTGTATTATTTTTAAAATCGCAAATTTTGATATGTTTCCATAAACCAGAATTAGTAGTATATTTTTTACCACATTTACATATATGTTCGGCATTTTTTTTTATTTCCTCGTTTTTCAGTTCATTTCCATTGAGACGATGAATGTGTTTTTTGGTGTTACAGTGAGTTTCGAAGTTACTTCTTTTAAAGCATTTAAAGTCACATGAAAAACAGTAAAAATCGGCATTTTTTGGCACGCATTTTATTTCCATTTTATTAATATATGTAAATATAAAAAAATGCCTAAATCCTTTTTAAATAAAATAAAAAAATTTATCGTCACAAAATTGAAAAACTTTTTTTCTGGACGAGAGCATAAAAATTTTTATGGTCACAATTTTTTGTTTTGAGCAAACTATTTTTAACTTTTCGATTTTGGACATTTTTTTTGTCCATTTTTGAAAAGTTAAAAAAACTTTCCCAAAAAAATTTCAACATTTTTATATAATAAATTGAACATCTAACTTAAAGAAAAATCTTACAAAGCAAGGTTATTTTTCTATAAAAACTTGCTTTGAAATGTTTTTAATTATTTTTTCCTCCTTTTCATACTCATTATCACCAGAACCTCCCATTGATTCAATAATAATCTTATTATATTGGTCTGAAAATTTTGAATGATATGTATTACAGTCTGGATGCGTTTCTTTAAATTTGGGTATTAAATTTTGATTCTTACAAGTGACTTTTCTTACAACCTTGTGTAACTTCTTTTTCTCTTCATCTTTTTCCCATTTATCTTCATCTTTAATGTACATGGTTTCCCTTTTTTTATCCGTACAATGGACGGGTCTTTGTGTAACATCAAGACCCTTAAGATTCTTAATAATTATATTAGAAATACCTTCAACGTATCCTAACTCTCCGACACACTCTAAATCAGATAATTGTAATTTTATGGAATCAACGAAATCCGTAATATTCATAGCATCTTTACACGTTTCATTTAAAAAGAAATTCAGATTAAATGCCTTGTTATGCGAGTTAGTATTGGTAGTGTTGTGAGTTCCGTTTTTCGCAATTTCTAATACAATATTTTGTTGCTCAACCATTAATTGTTTAATGTTACTTTGTTCTTTTATTAATTCAGAATTTTGTTTAATTAGATATAATATTAGTTGGTCTTTGTTATTCGAATACAAAGACATCTCATTATTTTCTTCTGCGTTACATTTCTTTTTGTGCGTAAATAAACTTTGACGATGTTTATATTCTTTGCCGCAATCACATATAAAACTATTTTTTATTTCGGCATTTTTCGCGTCAGTATTTGTAAGTATTTTGTCAGTATTTTTATGTTTCAGTGTTAGCAAATGTTTTTCAAAATTTGATTTTTTACAGCAGTTGAAGTCACATATTTCACAAAAATAATTGTTGGCATTTTTTAGGTCATTTTTGTCAGTCATTTGTCAGTATATAATACTTACAGAAAAAAATGCCTAAATCCTTTTTAAATAAAATAAATAAAATAAAAAAATTTTATCGTCACAAAATTGAAAAACTTTTTTCAACAGTGAGACCTTAAAAATTTTTATGGTCACAAATTTTGTTTTTGAGCAAATTATTTTTAACTTTTCGATTTTGGACATTTTTTTTGTCCATTTTTCAAAAGTTAAAAAAAGTCTTGCATAAAAATCTTAAATATTTTCACTACACGTGAAGTGAATTTTTAAAACCCTATTTTTAGGTTTTTCTTTACATTTTTGTAGTGAAAAACAAGTTTTTCTTTAAGTAGGTTAGAGAATAAACAATATAATTTTTTATTTAATATAAAAATTGAAACAAATTAAATACAAAAACCCAACATTATTAAATGAACATTGAAGTATTTGAGCAATCAATAATGAACCCAACATTTATATTTATAGACGGTAGTTATTACAACTTTTATAGATACTACGCTCTAATGCAATGGTGGAAAAACGCATATCCAGAAGAGCCATTAGAAGACCCTTACCAAAACGAAAAATTCGTAGAAAAATTTAAGAAAACCCATGTAGAAAATTTAAAACAAATACCTAAAAAATTAAAATTAAACAAAGATATAAATCCAATTTTAATCGTCGGAAAGGACTGTAAGAGACAAAGTATATGGCGAAACGAAATATTTCCTAATTATAAAGCAACTCGCGCAAATGGTCAAGAAGATGGATTTATGGGCGGTCCATTCTTTAAAATGGCATATGAAGACGAGTTATTCCAAAAAGGCGGCGCAAAAGCCATTTTAAAACATCCACGATTGGAAGCCGACGATTGCATAGCCATTTCCGTAAAGTATTTAACAACCAAGTATCAAGAGTGTACCATATATATAATTACGAGCGACCGAGACTATCTACAATTGAATAGCCACAACGTCTTCCTATATAATTTGGCTTTTAAAAATATAGCGGAAAACAAAAGTTCAACGGGTAACCCGCAAACGGATTTAGAAATTAAAATCATTATGGGAGACACGAGTGATAACATTCCGTCAGTATTCCCCAAATGTGGTCCAAAAACCGCACAAAAATGTGTAGAAGACACTGCATTCTTTAAAAAGAAAATGGATGACAAACCAGAATATTATGCTCAATATGAATTAAATAAGAAACTTGTTAGTTTTGAACACATTCCGGAAGACCTAGTAAAGGAATTTATGTCTACAATTAAAAAATAAAAAGATAATAATATTGTAATATATTAAGTATGACTACTATTGTTCCAAATCAATTAAATATAACTATAAATACTAGTGTCCCAGGATTTCAAAAAATTATTTATAAACCGTCCATGACAACAAAAGATATTGGTAAAGATGATAAAACAATTCAATTTGACCCCTTGGTAAAACTAAATCAAACGATTATTGACAAAATTCCTGAAAATTTAAGGAAAAAACAATTTTTTAATAGAGATTTATTTAAATCATTAATAGCATATACAAATTCGAACCAATCTTTTTTCTCTTCTTCGCCTGCTAAAAATTTAAAACAAGCCCAAGCCCAAGGTTATATTGATAATAACATAAAGGTTACATTAAACAATATTTTTCCTGAAAATTCCGTAATATACATAGGAGATAAACCATATACTATTGCTGATGTACAATGGACAGTAGGTGATATGCACATTGATACTAAGAAAAAAAAGGAAGATGTTGACCCCAGTAAAATAACGGATGTTGCTTTATATCAAACACTATTAAAGGATGAAATAACGGAAGGTGAACAACAATTAAAAGAGTTAGCAGAATTAGACGAAACGTTAATTTATGGTGCTAATTATGGTGGACCAAAAAATACAATAATATCTACGCCGCCCATTGTGGCGCCTGCTCCTATACCTGTTCAACCACCCATGTCTGTTCAAGTAACTCCTCCAACGCTTCCTCCAAAACCTGTTCCAACACCTCCTCCAACACCTCCTCCAAAACCTGTTCCAACACCTCCTCCAAAACCTTTATTACAAATACAAGAACCGCCAAAACCTTTACTACAAATAGAAGAACCGCCAAAACCTTTGCCCCAAATAGAAGCACCACAAAAACCTGCGAAACCGCAATTAAAATCAACGGCACCTGAACTACAACAAATCTCTGACGCAACAAATGACAACGAAATTAAACCGAATCCAAACGTTGAAATAATTGAAGAAATACCGGTTCCACCAGAGGTAAGTAGAATTGGTCCACTTGAACCTGTTATTGAACCAATTGAAGGCTTTAAACCGTCTCCTAATTTAGCAACTACATCAAGAAATATTTTTAAAAACAAAAATTATTATGATTTAATAAATGGAGTATTTCAACTGAGCGACGAAAACGTAAAGGGTGTAATTAGGGATACATTAAAAAAATCTACAACTATTGATGTTAAAGAGGGTAACAATATCAGTCCGTCCGCTTATCAACAGAGTGTTGGCGGTGTTCAAATAATGAAGACTACAGGCGACGGAAACTGTTTTTTTTCCGCTATTGCTATGGCAATAAATTATTATAATTTTTATAATCAAGGCAATAGAATAGTTAGCAAGTTAGGCGACGGAATAACATTCGGTTCTGGTCAAAACCTATTTACGCAAAAATATTTAAGAATTTTAGTATATAATTACATTAAAAATTTAAAAAACTTGGATGATTTATTAGAATCGAATGCTGTGGCAAACGCGAACACCTTAAATGAAAAATTCAAAGAAGGATTACAAAGACTAAAAGATCAAAATTTAGAGAATGATGCGACAGAATACGTTCAATTAGCATCAGATATATACACGTCAAACGATAATTTTTTAGTTCAAAATGTGGAAGCCGTTCCGCTAATAGTGGATGATTATGAAAGCCCTTTTAAACCAATAAAAAAGGAAAACTTAGAAAAATATATATTGAGCAACAATTACTGGGCAAATGCTATAGCAATAAATGCTTTATGTATTGAATTAAAATTAAATATCATAACGTTTGAACTTATAAAATCACAAAAAAGAAACAGTCTTGGCAGATTAAGAATACCCTTTTCTAACTTATTAAAAAATGACACTTGCTACCATTGGAACAAATACTTATTTTTATTTTTATCCAATAATCATTATGATTTAATAACATTTAAATATTTTCAAAAATCACCTAAACAAGACATTATAAACACAATTTTTAATTACACAAACAGTTTTAATGATTTGCCGCCTATATATATTTTATTCATTATTTATGGTAGTTATTATAAAAACCTTACTCCTGAAAATATACCAAATTTTAATTTTAAACCAGAAATAATGGCAGCAATAGATAATGTAGTTAGCAATAAACTTTTGAAGGATAATGAGGGCGCTTCAGATTACTATAATCAATTTAAACTATTTTTTCCGGAAAGTAACATTCAATCACCAAAAGAGCAAGCAAAAAAAGGAGGACAACCCCCTTATTATCCTCCATATAGAAGCCCGTATTATCCTCCATATAGAAGCCCGTATTATGCCCCACAGAGAACACCATATGCCGAACAAATAATGAAAAAACCAGACAGTGAAGATAAATCTAAATTAGCATACTATATAACAATTGACCTACAAGTTTATCCAGGAAAAAGCATTCCGCCAAATGAAATAGAAAATTTAAAATGTAACAATAAATGGAATGCGGTAAGAAAAGCATACTCTAAACTTACAGGAAAACCATATGTTATACCACCTATTTATAATACTGTAAAGACGTTAAAGAACAGGGAAGATAACTCAAACAATAAAACCCAAAATAATAGAGCGCCAATGCAAAATAATGCGAGAACATTTAAAAATAATAACTACGCAGGTGGTAAACACAATAGAACGCACAAAAAAAGATAATAATATTATTATATCAAATACATTATAATATTATATCAAATACATTATAATATTATTCATTTATTTAATAAAAAAATTCATTTATTTGTCAAAATTATATCTTTCAAAATCGAATTTTTGAAGCGCTTCCTTTTGCGCCTTTCTTTGTTTCTCTCTTTTGTCCTTTTCCAAAATAGCAATAGCGGCCGCTAATTCAGTTTCACTTACTACTCCATTTTCGTTTGTATCTAATAACTTATGAAGAACTCTATATTTTGGTGGAACAATACACAAATTACTCTGTTCATTAAATAAGTATTCTGAAAGAATGGTAAATACCGCAGTTAAACCAAGTGCCGCATAAATATCACGTGTACCCATCCAAGCCATTGAAAACACTAACAGTTGTTTGCTAACCGTATATTTCATATATTCCTCGGTTGATTTGCTAAATTGAATGGTAATAAATTTAGAACCAACGTTCAGTAATATCATTACTATGCCGGCAAAAAACTTGCTGTTATTTAAATACATAATATGGTGGTTGACATATGAAACGCCATTGTATAAAGGCGTAAAAATAGAGGTTTTGCCACCCAATTGATTTAAATTATTATCGTTAATTGGTATAGGTGTTTTTGTTTCTACAGAAGGCATTCTACTAAAATAATATATTATTATAATTTTTACGGTATTTCAAATTTTTTAAAAATTTTACACATTATACTTTAATTTTTGAGAAATCTATATTTCCAAAATCCTTTTTAAATGCCGAACCGATATTATTTACATTACTCGTTATTTTATTAATTTCTGTTGATACATTAAACCCATAACATCTGTCATAACTTTTATCGTATCCAGTAACTCTACCAATAAAATCAAATAAGTATCTAAAAGTATACTTATATATACCTGAAAAAATATTTCTTAAAAAACCTGGTATAATTGATCTATAAAGGTATTCAAACGAATTTATAGTTTCTGCTATTGCGTAAGTCATTAAGCAACCAGGCAGAGAAATAATTTTATTACCTATTTCCTGTAAAATTCCAAAAATTTGTATAAATATGTTGCCTATGTTATTAAATAAAGTTAAAATCGGATGTATAATTCCGTCGTTAAATACGTCACCTAATTGCGTAAATATTGATTTTAATTTATTTAATACAAGGTCGGTTGTTTCTTTTTGAATTTGTTTGCCCATTTTTTTTGTTTTTTCTTCAATTTCGGAAGCCACTTGATTTACATTGTCTTGAATTTTATCACCCATTTGATTTGATTTTTTCTCAATTTCAGAACCCATTTTATTTACGTTACTTTCAATTTCACCCTTTATCTGTTTTGTTTTTTCTTCAATCGTGCCTTTAACTTGACTCTGTAGACCTTGTAATTGTTTAACTACCACATTATTTGTAGTTGTCTTAATTTGTTCGCCAATTCCAGTGATTTTATTTTCCAAAGTGTCCTCTATTTTAGTTATTTCCTTTGGAATAGAAGTTACCGTTTTTGAAATATCTTTAATTCCATCAAACATTTTATCAATATCATTTATATTAAATCCTTCGACTCTTTTATTAAAAAATACATTATAAGATATTATAAGACTAAAAATTATACCAACGCATATTGTTAACATTTTCGTAATATTTTTTTTTCCATTAGTTAATCCATTAGTTAATCCACTTATATTATTAAAATTAAAAAACTTTGTCATTTTATTGAAAAATAAATGATGATATATTATAATTCCTGTAAATATAAACAGCAATATTATTTGTGAATTATTTTTAAAAAGGTCGTATATAGTATCCAAACGAATGTTTTCGATTGTTTCATTAAAAAATACGTTATGATATGTTATTATTATTAAAATAATGAATATAAATATAAGTAAATTTTTTTTTAAAATAATATCGTTTGAATCCATAATATATATATATATTAAGTTTAAAAATCCTTAAAAAAATTCATTGTTTCCATTAAATTTTTTGTTAAATCCTTAACAGGTTCTATTAATTTTTTTAGGGCATTTTCTATATTAAGTTGTTCTGCTAATGCTTCTGTTTCTTCTTTTAGTTTTTTTGCTGCTGCTTCCGTTTCTTCTTTTAGTTTTTTTGCTGCTGCTTCCGTTTCTTGTACCGTTTTGTTAACTGTATTAGTCACCCCTTTTTTTGTTTCTTTTATCCCTTTATTAATGCCTTTTTCCGCTTTCTTAAAAATATTACCTTCAATTATAGTAAATTTCTTATAAACGCTAAAGGCAATTAAAAAAATAAAAAAATTTATTACAAAATATAATACAACAGTTATAATAGTTTCATTAGAAATATTATGTTTAATATAATTATAATAGTTTTTCATATAATTATATTTTATAAAATAAAATAAAAACGGTTTTAGAATAATGAAAATGAATTCTTAAACATTGAATTATCCATTGGTTCAACGTCTTCATCTGCTTGAGACCTTGAATTATATAAAACAGGGATTTCATTCGAACGTTTGCCTTTTAGCATAGTGCCCTCTCTATCAATCATATTGAATCCTTCACGACCACCGACAAA